TCCAGACGGGGGCTACTGTTTTATTTGATCGAGCCGAATTGCTGATGCGGCTCGACACAACTAGCGTGACACAATGGTCGCGTGACAATGAAAACGTTTCATTTACGTTTTTGGAGAGCCGGTTATGAGATCGCTATCCCCCGAAGTTCTTGACCTGCTCGATGAAGGGCGGGTAGCAATACGTGGAATGATACGCTTTGATTTCAGTCGGACTTACGGCTTTTGGACGGGAAATGCAAATTGGCTTTATAATGGCGTAACATACGTACCTGGGGGGATTATCAACGTTTCTGCGCTACCTGCCCAAATGGGCCTTATTCGACCGTGCCGAATTGCTAATGCGATTAGACACAACCAGTGTCACACAATGGTCTCGTGACAATCCGAACGTTTCATTCACATTTATTGAGAGCCGGTTATGAGGTCATTATCACCAGAAGTGCTTGACCTGCTAGATAAAGGGCGGGTGGTCATACGTGGAATGATACGGTTTGACTTCAGCCAGACTTATGGCTTTTGGACTGGGAATGCCGATTGGCTATACAACGGCGTAACATACGTACCTGGCGGCATCATTAACGTGTCAGCCCTGCCCGCCCAAATGGGGTTCGAGAGCCAAGGTCTGGAATTGTCGCTTGCCAGCGCGCCGTCTAATGG